TACGCCACCTGGCTCCTCACGCAAGACGGCAAACGTTACGCCGACGCCAACAGCTACGGCGTGGTAACCAGCGCTGGTTTCTTCGCCCGCTTCACCCCCACCGAGTACGCCAACATCCTGGCCGCATCAGTAGACACCACCGTGGTGCCTGATCCGATCGGCGGCGTACCTACTGCAGCAGAACAGCAGGCATACGACGACGCGGTTGCCAAGTTCGCCGCAATCCCGGATCCCACCCCGGACGATATTGCCGAGTACGAAGCAGCAGTTGCCGCCTACCAAGCAGCTTGCACTCCCGACAACCAAGCCGAGATCGACGCAGCTGAAAAGCAGAACGCTGACGCCGCCGAAATCAAAGCATTGATCGACGAACTTACTGCAGCCGAGCGCGTCGCCCTCGACGACCAACGCGTCACCGACGCCCTAGCTCTGCTGGTACAACGCAACCTGCTGGAACCCAACCGCCCTGCAGAGATTGTGCAGTACGACCGCCCCTTCCCCGACGTGAATGGAGCAGCGTAATGAGCCTCACCTGGAGCCCTGATTACGCACCAGTAGACGGCGATTTTGCTGATGTGTCCTTGCTCCTAAAGGGTGAGGGCACCAATGGCAGCACGATTATCCTGGATAGCAGTAGCAATAATTTGAGTGTTACTGCAAATGGTGACGCTCAAATCAGTACGGCGGTGAATACACCGTTTGGTACTGGTGATGGTGTGTTGGCGTTTGATGGCACAGGTGATTACCTTACCACTGCAGTTTCGAATAAAAATAATTTTGGTGCAGTTGATTTTAGTATAGAATTTTGGATTAAGTCAACTAAAACAGGTAGGGTTGATCCTTTTGGCTGGAACTATCCTTTTAGTGCAGCTGGATGGGCTGGTTTTATTTGTAATTTGAGTGGACCAGGATCAATTAGCTGGTACGAAAACGCTAATTCTCGAATTACTGCACTATCCACAGGATGGAACAATGGTTCGTGGAACCATATTGCATTGACACAGAATGTCAACAATCTACGATTATTTGTTAATGGCAATCAAGTAGGTTCCTACACCACATCTTTTTCTTACGGAGCTAATAATTCGGGTTTTATTATCGGTGATATTAGTAGCGGAGGAGGACCATTAGATGGTTACATCTCCAACCTCCGCATCACCAAAGGCGTAGCACGTTACACCGAGAACTTCGACGTTCCCACCGCACCGTTCCCGATCCTTTCTCCTTCCACTCGCATCGAAGTGGGCGATGGATTTGATGTAGAAGCCGCCAACTACATCCTTGCCGTAGAAGCTGCTGATGCTGCTGCTGGTCAATCTGGTGGACTTGAGCCTGCTGTACGCACTGCAATCAACGATTTTGTGGTCGGTTGTAAGAGCGATGGCATCTGGAACGCTATTAAAGAAAGCTGCCTGCTTTCCGGCGCCCGTACTGTGGAAGGTGCGTTGGTTCCGTTGAAGGGCAGTGCTCCAACTAACAACGGTCCATTTACTGCGGCGGATTACGATCGGAAGACTGGCTTGGTTGGTGACGGAAGCAGTAAATACTTGGAAACTGCTGCTTTAGTCAGTTCTCTTGCTGGAGAGGATTCTCATGTCAGTATAAATTGCAGTGCATTTGGTAATAAATCATTTTTGGGTAATGTAAATATAGCTAGATTTGATTGGTTTGACGTTACAGGAGTACCTACAATTAGGCACCTTTACGGAGGCGGCGGTGGTGGGCAACTAGCCACTTCTATTAACACTCTAGGTTTTATTGGAACTGTACGAACTTCCTTGTCAACCACCTATGTAGTTAGAGCAAACGGAACAAACTACAACGTCACCGCAGGCGCTCCGGGGCTTGGAGCAAATGAACCTTTGTGGATACTTAGATCGGCTTCGCGTGGATATTCGACTGACCGCATCGCCTTCTACTCCATCGGCGAATCCCTAGACCTCGCACTTCTCGACACCCGTATTTCTGACTTTATCACCGCCATTGGAGATGCTATCCCATGACACTAACAGCTGGCAATCTGGTTCTTGCAAACCCCATGGTTTGCGCAAACACCGCCAAAGGCGACAACAAGCTGTATTCAGATGCTAAGGGCGTGGTGCCGAGCCTGGACCTACGCTTTGCATCACAGAAAAATCTAAATGACTATATGACGGGCCAAGACTTGATTACGTTTAGTCGCCCTGTAGGTGCTAACCAAAGCCCTGGTACCTACATCGATGAGAACGGAATTATTCAACTATCAAGTGCTGATACACCCCGCTTCGATCACGACCCAACGACGGGCGAAAGCCTTGGGTTGTTGATTGAGGAGAGTAGGACAAATTTATTTGACTACAGTACAGATCTCACCCAATGGTCAGCCAATAATTCTGCTGCTCCTGTGGCTAGCAGTGAAATTGCGCCAGATGGGAGCACTGACTCCTATAGACTTAATGTCAATATCGGAGGCGGTTCTTATTTTACTAGAGATGTACCAACTGTGGCAGGAAGCGTATACACTATTTCGGTTTGGGCAAAAAATGTACCCGGAGAGCAAAATTATTTCGATTTGTTTTTTAACACTGCTGGCAATGTTCAATTAGGGAAAACGGCATTAACAGATACGTGGACTCGTTACTACATAACAGGCACTGCAACCCAAACAGGAAATGTTTTGGCTGGGATAAACAACCCACCTGATGACTACACAGCTCGTGGTTTGTTTTGGGGATTCCAATTTGAACTTGGAGCCTTCCCAACCTCCTATATCCCAACTGATGGCGCAGCTTTGACTAGAAATCCGGATAACGCAACTATTACTGGCAGCGACTTTAGTAGCTGGTTTAATTCGCCTGAAGGCACATTATTTACGGATCTTCAAACTCCAAATACATCATGTTTTGGCTGGAACGTAAGCGACGGCTCAAATAACAACAGATTTGTCTTTGACCCAGGCGTGAATACAGGAACTGCTGCTGCAATAGTTTCTGGTGGCGGCCCAACTTTTGGCACTCCACCTACTGTTCTTGCTGGTGGCGGCAAAATTGCTTTTGCCTATAAACCAAATGATTACGGTGTTTATGGTAATCAAACACAGCTTGCTGGAACCTCTCCCGCAGCAGTACCTACCGGATTAAATCAGATCGGATTGGGCTATCGAGGCAATTACGCTCCCGATGCGTACCTAAACGGCACCATCGCCCGCCTCACCTACTTCCCTGATAGATTAGAAGACAGTGTTTTGCAAGCAATTACGCAATGACCAGCGGAGTTATGAACGAGCAATAGAACGCCTCCCTGACGCAACTCTTCAAGCCATCACCGCATAAAAAAGGAGCAGTTCGCGGCTGCTCCTCTTTGTGACAGCGGTGATACGAGTGCCTTCCCAAACCCTCGAATCGATGTGATCGCTGGTTAGACGATCAAGTAACGCAACCTACCGTCTCCGGTAAATTACTTAGACACGTTACCATGCACAGGCAACTTTTTATCGGAGAGATCACAAGCGTTCCGCAGATGCCCGGCTGCGGTTAGGCCAGACCCCCGAGAAGGCTGGTCACCGGGCAACCCTTTAGAGCACCATCTTGGTAGACAGCGCTGGGTCTTCCTCGTGGGCGAGCGGATCAAACGAGCCGTCCACGTTTGCATCACCAACAGGCTCAGGTGCTCTCCGTTCTTCATCCATCGCCTCTAGCGAAGCCAGCCACGAATCAAGCGCATCACGAGAAGCGGTCTTGATCGGCAGCGACAGGAACTTGCGCAATGGCTTCAGCTCTCGGAAGTACATGCTGCAACCTTTGCGGTAGGCGATGAAGTAGCGGCCATCCCAATCTCTGCCGGTTTCAACGGTCATGCCACCGTGAAGGTTCAAACGGTCGCGCTTCATAGACTTCGATCAAAAAGGTGAAAAGTGGACGCGCAAACTAGGGAGAATTGGCTCAAGGTAAAGGCAGCACTTGAGGTAGCAGGCAAGACCGATTGCGACTTTTACCGTCGTGCCTGTGCAGTAGAGCGGACTGGCAATGATCCAGGGCCACCGTTCAATAATTCCAGCGAATCCGGCCGCCGTTAGGCCTCATCCCCAGATGGACAAACCCACGAGGCGCGCCGTAGCCAACGCTATGTGGCCAGTGCTTATCGCAGTAATCCTGCACCGCCTTGATGCTGACACCATCAATCAGAAAATCAACAGCGCCTTTGCCTGGCACTGAATAGGTGTGCTCAGAATTGGTTGCACCACCTAGCTGGCTGTTCAATGGCTCTGGCCGATGGCCGCTTGTGATGATGATGGGATTGCCGCCAAAATGGCTGCGCACTTTCTCTAGAAACTGGCAGAGCTTTAGAGCGGTTTCGCACTGATGCTGGTGAGTGAACCGCCTGATCTCTTGGTACTTGCAAAGTTCACCGTATGTGATGTGCTCGGTGACGTGGTAGCCAAACGGCTTGGCAAAGGTGAAACCTTCGTTAGTGCTTGGCCGTTCGCGGTACTTTTGCACCCACTCCGCCGAGTCAGTCAACAACGCAGGATCGACATCAGCGATCGCCTTGCGTAGCAGCTCAATGCCGTCAAGCTGTTGCGGTTCGCCTCTGAAGTAAACCCAGAAGTTGCCCCAGTCTTCCTCGGAGAACATGATGTCTTGAATCGTCACGCGGCGAAGATCTTTTTGAGTTTCATTATGGCCAGCACTTCACGGTTTTGCACGTACTGCCTGCTGATACCAAGCCTCTTGGCGACTTCAGTTTGTGACAGAGGAAAAAAATCGGTTCCATCCTCCGTTGTTATGGCAAAGCGCAGCTGAATGATCGTTTGATCTCTAGGCGGCAATTGTCTGATGGCTTTGAGTGCTCGGCCTTCACTGCCAAAAAGCTCCATTTTCTCCGCATAATCCCATGGTGTCTCGCCATCGCTTGCGATCAATTCAAGGATCGACGATCCCTCTTCATCCTTGGTGCTTGTCCTTACGTCAAGCGATGATGCATCAGAGGCGTGCTTCAAATATTCACCCATGATCATGGGCGAGACGTTGCACTCTTCTGCAATTTCTTCAACGGTTGGCACGCGGCCGTTTTCAAAGCGAAAACGCTCGACGAAATAACGCGCCTTTACCAAGCAATCCGATGCAGCGTAAGGCAGTTTGATGGTGCGATCGCTCTGCGATACAGCGCGAGTGATGCCTTGCCGTATCCACCAATAGGCATAGGTTGAAAACTTGTAGCCAAGGGCAGGATCAAACTTTTCGACTCCACGGACAAGCCCAGCAACGCCTTCCTGCAATAGGTCTTGCATGTCAAGCTTGCGGCAGCGTGGCAGGTACTTTTT